GCTGTACAAAGCCAGCGAAGCAGAAGCGAAGAAAAGCGAGGACGACCTCTCCAAAGCGATGGCAGAGGCCGAGCCGTCTAAGACTGAGAGCAGACCCGTGACAGTGCGTCCGGAGTCCGTCACCACGACGCAGTTGCCACCCGCCCCAGATATGGGCGGCATCGACGCCGTCGTGTCGGATTTTCTGCCTCCCGCCCCGAGTACCCACGACTCGAAGGTGTGCGCGTAACGTGGGCACTTCCCAGACAATCTGGCGACAACCTGAAATTCCTCGGTTACACTAGGGCCTTACACCCGAAGAAGCTGAGGAAGCCAGCCCCGATGGTATTCCCAAAGGCAGCAGAAGAAATTCTAACGTCACATGGAGTAAACGTCAGTGGCTGGTACATCCCACCCAGTGGGGCCCCTTATGAAGAAATGACTTTGAGGTCCCAGTGTGCGGAGTTGAAGGAGTGTAAGACCAATGATGAATTGCAGTCCATCGTCCAAGAAGTGTGCAAAGAATACCCGCGAACCAAGAACAGCATCAGTGACATCCGCAACCAAGTCCACATCGATATGGTTATGCAGAGCATCAATCCGCAAGCAACGCCTGCGTTTCCGATGTCGTTGTGGTTCGCAACCAACGAAGAGCTGTTGACCAACCAGGCCGCGCTAGTCTACTGCGTTCGTATGGCCCAGTGGCGCGTCGAAGTACTGTCTCACATCAACCAAGATGAGTTAGAGACCAGGCTTCAGAACGATCCATCGTGGGCCGTGCGCAGCAGGCTGGCAGACCCGGTGACGGTCTTGCTCAAGAAGGAGGGTACCAAGGCAAACAAAATAGCAGAGTTCCGTTACAGGTACGTCTGCGCTGAATCGTTCACCGACCAGCTCGTAGAGAAACTACTGTTCCTGAAACAAGATGCAGCCGAGATCGCCCTCTGGCATTCCATCCCGTCCAAAAGCGGCATGGGGCTAGACGACGATAAGGCCCGGGAGCTTTACGACTACGCCAGGA